GTTTCATATATTCGATACTGAGACTAAGGACTTGACATTTGTTGAAAATCCATTTAGAATGTTTCATAAAATCTTCTATAATGAAAACCATGATGTCAATCCTGAATATTATGAATACATTAAGGATAGTTATGTTAAAGTTATAGTGGGTGAAAAAGAGAACCCTTATATGTTTGATATGTTCATTGACAATATCACTTCACATAATCCATTACATATTCAAGTGGTTGAAGATAACCTAAACTTACAATTAGAGGATGATAACGATATTATCAATGAAGCAGAAGACACTGTCACTATGATTAAGAAATATATCGGTAATTTGAACTTGGAAAATACCAAACCTGTGGAAGATTTATTCTACAGTTTATATAATGACGCATTGGAGTTAGAATAATGGCAATACACTTCAAAAAGATTAGATGGCAAAACCTTCTATCAACTGGTAATCAATGGACGGAAGTACAACTTGATAAATCTGATACCACCTTGATTGTCGGTGAGAATGGAGCAGGTAAATCAACACTACTTGATGCTGTTATCTTTTCACTGTACGGAAGACCATATCGTAATGTTTCTAAGAACTTGTTAGTCAATTCTATTACTAACAAAAACACTATGGTTGAGATTGAGTTTGTGGTTAGAAATAAAAACTACTTGGTTAGACGTGGTATCAAACCAAATGTTTTTGAGATATACAAAGATGATACTTTGGTAGAACAACACGCATCTGTAAAAGAGTATCAAGATTACCTTGAGAAGAGTGTTATTGGAATGAACCAAAAGTCATTCACACAAATCGTTGTGGTTGGTTCTGCTAACTTCACCCCATTCATGCAGTTGAAACCTATAGAGAGACGTGCTGTTATTGAGGACCTACTTGACATTGAAATCTTTACTAAGATGTTTATGATATTGAAGGGTAAGATGTCTATCAACCGTGACCAACTGATAGAGTTCAAACATAATATTGAGATGGTAAAACAGAAGATTGATTTCACTAAGAAGCATATCAATGACATTATGTCCATTAAGAATTCTGACCTTGACAGTAAGAAAGAGAAGTTAAGCAAACTCGTCGAGTATATGGAAGAACTTATTGATACCAATAAGACCTTGAATGAAGAGATACAAGCACTGAGTGCTACTATCACGGATGAGGATAAGATATCATCAACTTTGAAGAAATTGTCTAAGTACGAAATTCAAATGAACTCTAAGATAGACAGACTTAACACCGAGATTAAGTTCTTGAAGGACAATGACGTATGTACTACGTGTGGTCAAGATATAGATGCGTCTTTCAAGGATAGTAATATCAATCAAATTAATGATAACATTGTAGAGATTGAGACTGGTCTGAATCAACTTACTGAAGAGTTAGAGAAGTGTAATAGTCGTATGATGGAGATTTCATCCGTACAAAAAGACATTATCACTCGTCAAAAGAGTTGAAGAGTTCTATCGAACAAGATGAGGTATCTTTGGATACTGAAGAGCATACGAACACTTTGATGGCATTGAATGCTGAATTGAAACAGACTGAAGTGAATTATAACAAACAGTTGGAGTTGAAAAAGGTATATGATTTGGCATCAGCACTATTGAAAGATGGTGGGATTAAGACCAAAATTATCAAACAATATGTTCCAATCATTAACAAACTGATGAATAAATATCTCGCAACGATGGACTTCTTTGTTCAGTTTGAGTTGGATGAGAATTTTAACGAACAGATTAAATCTAGATATCGTGATGTCTTTACTTATGAATCATTCTCTGAGGGTGAGAAAATGAGAATAGATTTGTCATTATTATTTACTTGGAGAGCAGTAGCAAAACTAAGAAACTCGGCATCTACTAATCTACTGATATTAGATGAGGTATTTGACAGTTCTCTTGATGGTAATGGTACGGATGAATTCTTAAAGATAATAACACAACTAACAGATAATACAAATGTGTTCGTTATTAGTCACAAAGGAGACCAATTGTTTGATAAGTTCCATAGTGTAATTCAGTTCCAAAAAGTTAAAAACTTTTCACAGATGGTAAAATAAAAGGAGAAAGATTATGAAATATATTGTTGAGATACGACTATCAGAGATAGATGAAAGTTGGTATCCTATTATCGATATGAAATTGAGCACTACAAGTGCTATGACTAGGTATTTTAACTCGACTGAAGAGTGTGAGCATTTTGTTAAAAATACACTCAAAGAAAATAATGAAAACTTATATAGAATATTAGAGGTAGAAGATGAAGTTGGTGAATAAAGATGATGTCATCCTAAAGACGGTGATGGAAAATTTCAGTTTTATTGAACCACCTACTGACCCTATTGAGTTATCTATTCGTATGGGTAATTATATGGAGGACCATAACGGACTAGGTCTAGCAGCTAATCAGGTTGGGTTGCCATATCGTATGTTTGTTATGAGAGGTCCAAAAGGTCCTATTTCTATATTCAATCCACGTATTGTAGATAATTCAGAAGAAATTATAGAATTAGACGAAGGATGCTTGACATTTCCTAATTTTTATGCTAAAATACGAAGACCACTAAGCATAAAGGTGAGATATCAGAATGAGTACGGTGAGACATTCACTGAGAAATTCAATGGCATGACTGCTAGAGTATTTCAACATGAGTTGGACCACTTGAATGGTATTACTATGATAGACAAGTTAAGTGGCACCAAAAAACAAAAAGCACTGAAGAAGTTGAAGGTTAGTGAGAGAAATAAACACAACCAAATTTCATTCAGTAAAGAGTTACAAGATATGTTTATACAAGGTAAAGTTGAGGACATATTAAACAAATACAAGGGAGTTATATAATGGAATTATCCGTGAAGATTGAGGATTTAAGAGAGAAGAAATTGTTTGTCGCAGTGCCGATGTACGGTGGTATGTCGGCAGGGATGTTTACCCGTTCTATTGCGGATTTATCATCTCTATGTACTAAGTATGGAATTGGACTACAGTTTTACTTTCTTTTCAATGAATCACTTATTACAAGAGCACGAAACTATTGTGTAGATGAGTTTTTACGTTCTAATGCTACGCATCTAATGTTTATCGATGCTGATATCGGTTTCAATGCTAATGACATCATCGCAATGTTAGCAATGTCACATGAGAAACCTGAAGAGTATGATGTATTGTGTGGTCCATATCCTAAGAAAACTATTTCATGGGAAAAGATTAAACACGCAGTTGATAAAGGTGTCGCAGACCAGGACCCAAATGTACTTGAAAGATTTGTTGGTGACTATGTATTCAACCCTAAGAGTGGTAATGGTACATTCAAAATCAGTGAACCTGTAGAGGTTAAAGAAGGTGGTACTGGATTCATGATGATTCAACGTAGAGTGTTTGAAGCATATGAAAAAGCATTTCCTGAATTGAAATATCTACCGGACCATGTACGTACAAAAAACTTTGATGGTACTCGTGAGATTATGGCATACTTCGATTGTATTATCGACCCTGATTCTAGAAGATATCTATCAGAGGATTATATGTTCTGTTATAATGTTCAGAAAATTGGTATGAAAGTATGGTTATGTCCTTGGATGGAATTGAAACACGTTGGTTCTTATATCTTCGGTGGTTCCCTTGCCGACCTTGCTTCAATAGGTGCTTCTGCTACCGCAGATGCTAACAAACTTGGTTCTAAAAAATAAAAATTAGGAGTTTATATTATGAATATCAGTCAACAAAGTCTAACAGTATTAAAGAATTTCTCGTCTATCAATCCGTCTATCCAATTCAAAGAGGGTAACGTATTGAAGACCATCTCACCAAATAAAACAATCTTGGCACGAGCAGTTATCCCTGATAACATTGAGAGAGGGTTCGCAATTTATGACCTATCTCGTTTCCTTGGTATCCTATCTGTATTGGATAAACCAACCGTGGATGTGGGTCAAAGTAACTTGAGTATCAAATCAGAGGGGAGACAACTTCGTTATATGTTCGCAGACCCATCTGTGATTGTAACCCCACCTGATAAAGAACTTGATATAGGAACACCTGATATATCATTCGATTTGAAGCAATCACAACTTGATGAGGTTCAAAAAGCACTTGGTATTATGTCACTACCTGATATCGTAGTTGCCGGTGAAGATGGTAAGATTATTTTACGTGCTACCGACAGTAAAAATCCAACTGCCGATACTTATGACATTGAGGTTGGTGTGACTGATAAATCATTCAATGTAATCTTCAAGTCAGAGAATATGAAGATGATGTCAGGTGATTATAAGGTTAGCATCAGTTCAAGAGGTATCTCTCACTTCGTAGGAGAGAATATCGAATATTGGATTTCCATCGAACAATCGTCAAAATTTTAATTGACAAATTCTCATAATTATGCTATAATGTGAGAATATATTGGGAGTCCTCATACCGTCAGTGAGGTCGAGTGTAGAGACGATGGGAATCGGGGTCATCTACACAAATTTTATATTATGAAAAGGTGTGTTATGAATGAAGATTTTTTGTGGGTCGAGAAATACCGACCAAAGACAATTGAAGATACAATACTCCCTAATGAACTAAAACGAACATTTCAAGAGTTTGTAGATAATAAGAATATCCCAAATTTAATATTATCAGGGAGTGCTGGTACGGGTAAGACCACTATAGCACGTGCTATGTTGGAAGAACTAAATTGTGATTATATCATCATCAACGGTTCCTTAAAGGGGAATATTGATACATTACGAAATGATATACAACAATTCGCATCATCTGTTTCACTACAAGGTGGTCGTAAGTATGTAATTTTGGATGAAGCAGATTACCTAAACGCAAACTCGACACAACCTGCTCTTCGTAACTTTATGGAAGAGTATTCGAGAAATTGTGGGTTCATTCTAACATGTAACTTTAAAAATCGAATCATCACACCTCTTCAATCAAGATGTTCTGTAATTGATTTTAAAATAACTAATAATGACAGACCTAAATTAGCATCACAAATGTTTAAGAGATGTCAAGATATACTAGATGCTGAAGGTATTGAATATGATAAGAAAGTTGTAGCAGAATTAATTACGAGATACTTTCCCGACAATCGTAGAACTCTTAATGAGTTACAGAGATATAGTGCTAC